CTCGATGTCATCGTGTTTCATTTTCCCTGTTCCCGTGTTTTTATTGACGGTGATGATCCGTTGTTACGAACAGTAGACACGCGGCAAGGGTAACCACAATTTGCCCCGGCAATAGTGCTGGAAGCGTGGGCCATACGCTCACGCCAACTGCGGCGAGCACATAGATCGATAGCGCAGCCGATATCGCGTTGCCGACAATCTGGCATGTCCCGTATTTGCACGAGCTTGTTGACGCCCAGAATTGGAACGCGCCGATAATCGCAAATAAAAACGCCCACCCATGCGACGATAACCAATAGTGCATGTATACGGTGGTGCGCCGCGTGGCAATCGGATCATCCGGCAGAAAACAAATAGCGGACCACAGAAAATGATGGAGTATCACCACCCATAGCAGCGACGGCCTGCTGGTTTGTAGAAAGTATGCGCGCAGGTTTTCGCGCGCGATCGTAATCGCATGGTGCGTGTAGTCTAAGATGTTTTGCATTGGCTAACCCACGATAAAAAACCGGCGCCCGACGCCGCCGATTGATCCAGCTTCGAAATTGTCTATCCCTACGGCCAATCCAGCCCCCCATCCGTTATACGCTCCTATCTGAGCATACTTTCCACTCGTAACCGCTGTGTCTGTTACGCTGATTTTCGTCGTGCCGTCCACCTTCACCGTGATGGTGCTCCCCACCGCGGATATATATAGGTTCCCAGTGGTAGATAATGATGATGTGCTGCTACCGATTTGCGTTGCTGAGCCTGAGACATATTTGTAAAGATAAATGTTCATCGGAGACCCGTATTGAATCTCCGCGAAATAACAATCTCCACCAGGCGTTAGGCGACAGTAGATATAGGCCCGCAGTGCGGTAAAGAGGGAAAAATCAAACGTCGCATAATTATCATCATAGCCAAGAGATGTGTCTGCGTAGCTCCGATCCGCATCAACAACTTGCCGCCCTTGGCAAGCATTTGACACTACTGCAAACCCGCCGTAACTGTTTGACCAACTCCATCCCTCAGATGAACTGCCTAAAGGGTTTTCGTTCGATCTGTTGAAATTGTCATGTATGGTCGTCATGTTAATTTCGCAGTAGATGAATTCCGCCATACAAATCGGCTAACGTTGAATCCTGCGAACCTGGTGATTCAAACGTCACTCGTGAACCTGCTGAAATGGTTCCCGCTGATACGCTTACGAAACTAGCCGTAGTGCCAGATGCGGCGAAGCGTATTGTGGCTACAGTCGAGCCGTCATCTTTCAGCAAAAAATCAGTTTGCGCATTCGCAGCAGTCCCGGCTTTAACCGAACTGCCAGAAAGGCTCGACGGGATCACTAGATCGAATGTGCAGATGAAATCGAATAGCAGTTCACTCGACCCCGGTTTTCCTGCCTTGGACACTGGCAGCGTAACCGCCTCATCTACCCACGCAGGATTAGCACTCGCGCCGTTAGTTTTAAGCCTTTGTCCAGCAGTGCCCGTCCCTAGCGCGACCCACGCCGACGCATTGCGGTAGAGTATCGTTCCCTGTGTGCTGCTGATAGTGTCGAGCATTGCAGCAATAGAATCCCATCCACCATCGCCACGCAATACACGATCACGATCACCCAATACTGGCGCAGGAACCAAGCCAGCGCTTCCGCCACCAGGACTACCTGCGTCACCAATAAAGTCTGATGAAGTCGCAACAGCGGCCCACGTTCCGTCGCCCTTTAGATATTTTGTTCCATCACCACTAACAGGAGCTGGCACCAGTCCTGCGACACCGCCTCCGGGGCTTCCAACATCGCCAACGAAATCCGAATAAACAGTTCCGCCCCCTGTTCCACCGAAGATTCCGTAAGCACCAGCGCGGTGATCTTCCGTGGCGATAACAGCACTAGCGCTAGTCTCGATGCGATATACGCGAGAATAGTTCGTTGTATCGTTCCAATTCGTATCGCTAGTGCTGCACGAGATGACGCCGCTCGCTTTGGCGACAACGATGTGGTTGTAGGTGCTAGGCGAACCGCCGCCAGCCGTCAGCGATAGCGTGCCAGCGGCCACAGAAAACCCGCCCCATCTTCCACCGAAATACCCATGCGTTAGTCCGGTGGACGTGGTTGGATTTTTGGCGTAAACAAAAAACGCTTCGATTGACCCGAAGTTTTCATTCATCTGCACCTCGGGTGAAGCGCTCGCGTTGATCAACTGATAATTAGCCATTGCATTTACACCCTATAACGTTGCTTCGTAAACGTAACCGCGTCCGACCACGGCGGATATTTGATATAGCCGCACCGTCACCTGCGCCTGCGTTGAGCCGAAATCGGTGGTTTGATCCGTTGCGCTATAGCCAACCGTAACGGTGGATGCGCTAATGGTGCGCACCGCGCCTAGTGGACTGCCGCCAATAATGTCCAGCTCGTAATCCTCTGACGCCTCGCCTAGCGGTAAATAAATACCGCTCGCACCGATGGCACGTACCGCTAAGCGCGACCGGCGCTGCCACGTGAACGTGATGTTGCCGCTACCGTCGCGCGTGGCGCGTAGGTCATAGCAGGAAAACGGCTTAAGCCCCACGGCATTGTCCGCAAACAACTCGGCAGTCGCATCGTCCAGCAACGTGCCGTTCGTCACGCCTTTGTAGTAATACGACACGCCGATGTCAGCCCCGGTCATCATTACGCGCCGTATGCCGCTCGCCTGCAACCTAACCACGCGCTCGCCAGCCACATGCGTGCCAGTGGCCCACTCGGTGCCGCGAGCGCCGCGCAACAGGTTACTAAGGACATATACGCCGCTGGAAACGAACGTGCCTGTAGCCGCCTGAATCAGCTCATCGCCGATAAGGAAAGCGTTGACCGATTGATCGTTGAGCAGCGATGCGCGTGGCATGCTGGAAAACGTGCCGCCGTTTAAGTCCACCGTCACGGTGTTTACCGTGTCGAATACACGTCCACCTGTCCAGTCACCTAGTTTCGTGCTCGCGGTGCCAACGGTTGCAGGCGACGCCACGTTGGTTTTCGACGTGTAGCTAACATCGTCCACCGAACTGTAGATTACGCACCCAGGCCACGAGCCATCGCTGTCGGGGCCAGCGGCAACATAGAACCCTGCGTCATCATCCGCATCGCGCAAAATTGGGATGTCTAACAGCATCATGATAGTGCCTGCAAGCGCCTTCACCACGGTCTGTGAATTGTAATTTGCCGACGTAATGCCGGACGATACTAGCACCGTGGGGTCATCGATCACGGCTTTAAACACCAATGCCGGATGCTCGTCAGTCCGCTCCACCAAGCGCAATCGCCATATCGTTCCGTCTCCACCCGTCACTAACACAACATCATTTGGTTCCAGGGCCGCGTATTTGGCTTGGAGATTTAGCGTGGTGTTCACGCGGCTTGCGATCATGTCATTTTGCACACGGTCAACGAATATCTTCGCCTCGTTTGGCCGCATCGCCTGCTGTAAATTTGTGTTTGCGACAGACTGACTAACAGAGCTGATAAGCCGATCACTCATCTGGGTGTCGGTCTGGTAGTCGTTGAGCATGTTTTGGTATGTCACCGAAGCGCGAGCCGGTATTTCAATATCCGATGCGTGCTCCAACAACAGCGGCTCAACAAACGTCTCTGTCAACGATGTGCCTAAATCTTCGAATGGGATACTTACCGCTGGCGATCCGCCGCGTGGCGTCGCATACAACTTATCGCTCACCGAAAAGTTATAAGCGCCGGTGTTCGCCAGCGTTTCGCTTATCACTCGCGCGCTCGCCTCGCTCCAAATTAAACTGCGCACTGGCGTGGCGATCGATGCCAAAGCAGAAACATCGAATTGAGAATCTTGCAACCCTGCTCTACGAAACACCGACCGCTGCACGTCCTCGTAAGTCAATTCAGGAAGTCCGCATTTACTATTGGCTTGTTCATAGGTATACATCGCGCCGTCGTTGACGCCATCCAATTCATATCCAGAAATGTAAAACCCCTTAAAGCCCTTGCGATTTTGTATGGTGCCCCACGTGGAATAAGCGGGGGGTTGCGGTGATCCCGGTTCTGCGTCTATCGGATTCAAAATGGAAACGAGAGCATCAGTATCCGCATCGTATATGCGCACGCTCATGTTGTCGGCATCAGTATAGGATGCATAGTTTTGATCCAGCAAAAATCCAGATATTACAATCGCATTTAACTCCTCTATGTAATTAAACGTCGGCGTCATACCGAATCCAGCACCATTACTCGACCATAAGTCTGTTGCGAACTCGTATTCACCAGATGAGGAGTTCCAATTCCATTTACGGATAAGACCATAATTCGTGGGGCTGCCTGTGGAATAAAACAACGCCCACAAATGTCCGTTCGCGGCGACACACTGCCACATGCTGTTCATGCCTTGGGACAAATAAAACTCTTGTTGCGTTGCTGTAAAGGAAGCTAGATCAATAATTGATAAATATTCACTCCCGACCGTATACCAGCCGTGGGTGACAATGAGACGATTTAAAGATTTGTCTAACGCTAATCCTCTTATATCCCCTGTTCCGCCTACCATATTAGGTAGCGGCAAATAATCAACAACAACCATATTGTCAGAGTTTATTTTCACTATCCCACGCGATGTAGGATCACCGAAAATGTTTGATGCATTCGAATAAAGACATTTGCTTTTATCGTCATACACTAGCAATGGCGTTACATTTTGCCCCCTGCGGTAACGCTGAGAAGTGAACGTATCGGTTCCGATGTTGTACCTTATGTAGTAAACATACCAATAGGTTGGGTCTGATTGTTCACCCACTAAATAAATAGAATTCTTTTCGGCAACGTAAATGCCCTTATGACGTAGATACGTCATAGATGGGTGTCCGATTGCAGTTCTGCCTTCAACGGAATTAACAACTACATCAGCGGAGGCGGAAATGTCGTCCACGGGAAATTTGTGAATCCAAAGAGACCCGCTGGCTCCCCATATTGAGTAAGCATATCCGTCCTCCGTTACCATCGACGATGGATATGACCACTCGACCGTGCTCATATTCGACACAACATAATTCCAATCGTGCTGCACCGAAAATTCTTTTGCTGGCGCTTGCCATGTTCCGTCCCACGTGTATTCGAAAATTGCTTGCGATGATGACAATAGCAGGTGCAACTTATTGGTTCCTACCCCTGCCTTACGGCTGACTATGCCGTGGTAAGACAGTGCGTTTGCAGTAGCAGGAAAATGCACGTAGTGAATAATGCTCCCGTCCTCACCGCACAGCCCCACCATTCGCGTGTCGGTGCCGTGGCCATAAAAATCATCGAACCACAAAATATTGTGTTGCGGATCGAACCGAAACGATTGGTAAAGATGCCACGCCGAAGCATCAACGGTTAGATCAACTTGTGCCGCGCCTATGTTGTAACGTTTGATGACCCATTTAATTTGTGAGCGAGTCGATGGATTATTTGATGCATCGGCTATTGCCATCCACATCGCATTATGAATAGCGTCGAACGTGACAAAATAAATTCCGTCGTAATTATTCGATGCCGTGGCGTTACTTGTATCCGTATACATCACCGCTATACTTCCCGGCGTGGTACGGTCGCATTTAACTAACTTCGATGGCTCCGATGGCACCGTCCACCATCTCTCCGTTACAACCCAACAATTGCCAGACTTGTCTATAGCGGCATCGGTAATGGTGTTAAATTTGTTGTTGTTGATTATGTACTCATCTTCCAGATGCCCGGTTGTCGGATTTATCTTGTATACGGGCAAGTCGCCGTTGCTATCACTATAGGTGAAAATCCAAGGCACGCCATTCGTTTCGTCGATAACCAACGAACGCCACCACGCTAAAATATCTCCACCTAAATGGTCACCGCTCACGTCCACACGTAACGTTTCTGTTGCGGTAGCTGCGTCGTACTTCAATACTAAATCGCCGTAAGTAACGCCCCACACAACATCGTTTGCGGAATCGTAAACAGCGTAAGCCCACAAATCATTTGCGCCGAGATTGATGGTGCCATTTAATGCGTAAGTGTCTGCGTCGTATCGGTTGATGTAGTTCGATGGGCTTCCCCAAAAGCCCACCCAAAATTCATTCGTTGATGCAACATATACCAACGTCTCATAATCAGCATCGGCACCGAGGGACAATTTGCTAGTGAATGTGCTGTTCGTAGCCACGGGCGGGCAAAGTGCCGGGGCCACAGCGCAATCAATCACCACCTCGAACGTAAGATTTGGAACCTGTCCCGATTGGCCCAAAAATAAACTTTCGATGAACACCGTGCCGCGTCCGCGATACGCTGGCACCTGTGTCACTGTCGGGTCATAATCGGTGACGTGCGCTTGATACACCGGATCAGGCAACTGGCTGGCGTCGCCGGTGTATTGCGTGATTCGCGACCATTCCGTGGTGGCATCGCTCGCCGCTACGGCAGCGGCAGTAGCGTCATCTGCGTGCGTCCAAATTAGCTTCCCGTTTTTCCAGATGCGGCGTATGCAGCAATACTCGCAATCCGTCACTCCGTAAAGCGCGTGCATGTAGTAATTGATGGTCTCTGTGATGGTGGTTTGCCCGCTATCACCCTTGCCGCCGCTTTCGCTTGTGGTGTAAGTCGAAACCGGAATGCGGTCTGAATTCCACCACAACTGCCCTGCTACATAAATAACTCCGCGCCCCCACGGAATAGGCTGCCCGTATTCAGTGCCAGTCACCGTTAAATCGGCAAGCTGCTGCTGCGAGTTGTAGACAGTTTGGCGCTTGGTCATCGCAGCAGAGCCAATCGCAAATCCAATTGACCATCCTGCCGCCGCGCCCGATGGGCCTCCGTAATAGCCACCGGCAATTGCGCCAATCGTACCTAGAACATAGTTCATGATTCGACACCCACGAAACGATATGCCCCAACAAATATCAGCACGCGATTAAACACGAGCAATTGTTCCGCTACTTTGCGCTGCGTTGCGCTCGCGTGCACGATAGACGGCTTTTTATAAATGGGATGCGTGGCCACGATCCCGATATGCGTGGGGCGCATGTGCGTTGCAATCAACACCACGTCGCCCTCTACCATTTCGGATTGCCGAATCGGCACGCCTAGTCGATCACAAATTTCTTTTAACGTTTTCCCATCGGGCAAAGGCGAATACGGCTGGACGCCGTAATCAGGCCCAACAGAACCATCCGCACCTCGCAAGTTAAACTGTCGCATGATGCAAATGGGGAGTCCTGCGCAATCTAATGCTATTCCGGGTTGCCGTTCCATGTGATGGTACGGGGTGCCGATATAGCTGCGCGCAGTGGCAACGATTTCTGAGCGTTTGATCATGTGCCGGGACGGCGAAAGCCGGTGATGTTATTCAATCCGCGTCTATGCGGCTCGCCTACAAAGTTCAACCAGTTGTTAAATTTTGCTACGCAATCCTCCTCGAAACGCCCACGGCACCCGGCAATCGCCGTGACGGTATCGCCTGGGCTGATCTGCCCAAAGACCGGCAACGCCAAGTTCGTTAGTCCTGAGGAGTTGAACGTTTTTATTTTCGCGCTGACACCCGAATTCTGCCCACTCGTAAATTGCAATTGCCCCTCGCCAAAATAATCGTCCACCATCGCAGCGGATGGCGAGCCAAACGTGAGCACAAATTCCGATTGACTTGTCACGCTCACCACAGAACCGTTGTGCGTGTATGGCGCGAGATCGAGTGCGCAGCTTCCGCCGTTGTATCGCACTTCGCCCAAACGTGAACGACACGTTGGGCTGCTGTAATCCACAATTCCTTGTTGCAAGTATTGGCGCAGGTCGCGCAATTCGCACACCACCGCGCCCTGTTTAACTTGCACTTGCCCCACTATGCCGACGCTCAACCACTCCACGCCGTCCGCTGGCGACGCATAGTTGACACGCATCAACCAGTAGTTTGCGTTCGACCACACGCGATTCATGATGTCCAGCGTAGTGAAAAATGATCCGTCATCGAGCGCTGTCAACTCCATCGCGCCAACGTTAAGCCCCGCGCTGGAAACTAAACTCGTAACGCTCAACCCGTTCGTGGTGTCGTATAGGATGCCACTGACGGTCAACGGCGAATGATGCGATGACAAAGTAAACTGCTGCCCGTCCTGCCGCACGATGCGCAGCAAATACGCTTCCGTGAGCGAGCCACCCGCCTTGTGCGCAGCTAAGCCGAGGGAAAACGTTTTCATACCAGCGACCGTTCCTCAATAATCGTCACGGCGTTGGCAAAATATAAATCTTCATCCTCGATGTTCAATGGCAATTCGTCTTTCTCCAATCGCGCATGAATATCGTATTCGCCGCTCCACGATGTCGGCGTGCTCGTGGGTGAGCCTAGCATGGTAACCACGCCGCTCGGCACCGTGTAATCGATGCTGTAATGCACGCCAGCCGTAAGCCCCGTAATGGTGATGGTGTTTAGCACCGGCAAATAAATCGGCAAGTCCTTGGTGTAACTACCCGTGGTGTAGCGCTTGCACATCTGAAACGTGTTCGATGTGATCGCTGTGAATACGCCTTCCGATGCCGACACCGTATAGTCGCCGGGATCGCGCATACGGAAGGTGTCGCCCGCGCCATTCATGTTATGGAAAAACGATAGGAACTCCGCGCGCAACGTGGTATCGCGCAGCGCTCTGTCAACCTGCCAGCGGCGCAGAGGAAAAATCCAATTCTTTTGCCGCTGCGTGCTGCCGCTGATTGATCGAGCGATTTGCGTGCTGTATGACGGCCCCGCTGTGGAGCCGTAGCGAATGCCTGTAACAAAGCGCACGTTTCGAAACGTCATTATTTGTTCCTCCGAATCGCGCGTTGTGCGCCCACCATAGCCGCAGCGGCGATTTCCTGCTGGCTGCGTCGATCAACGTTGCCCTGGATGGTGAAATTATTTGTAACCACCAACGCATGTTCGCGCTGATCGCCGCTATGCTCGACCACGGGGCGCGACGCCAGCGCCTTATCGATGCGCTCTACGCTGGCTAAGCTGCTCATCTGGCCGCGTGTCAACACCGATTCGCTGTCGCGGATGATCGCGGTGCGCTCCCCCGGCCCCACGCCAGTGTGAAACTTAGGCAACGGCAAAACCTTTGCTAACGCATCGCGTTGTTTCGGCAGCAATTCGGAATGACCAATTGGCGCAGCGCCACGCATCTTTTTGGCGTAATCAGCGAGCACAGTCACAGGGGCCAGCTCGCGCATCTGCGGCTCGGTCAACACCGCTTCCGATTTCAGAATCACCGCCAAGCGCTCATCGTCTCGCAGCCCATCAAATGCTTTCGACTGCGCCATGTCGAACGGGGCTTTTCCGGTGTGCCACGTTTGCACCGGGATCACTCGTGCGGTATCAGACGGCCACGTTTGCACTGGCGAGGAATTTGGAATGGACGAAACGTCCGGCAGCGGCACCGCTGTCGGCGGCACCTCGAACGTTGCCGGATACGGAATAGCAGGAGGCGCACCAGCTCCAGCAACCGATGTCGGCACCGATTTAGCCGCCGAAGCCCCACCGCCAAACATGCCGATGGCAGCGCCTATGATTGAACCGCCAAGCGCCAGCAACCCGCTTTGCCCGCCGCCTCCAGTCACGTATCGGTTATAGCTTGGGGTTCCGGCAATCTTCGCCAATGACTCGGACGCCTTAATGGATGACGCATCGAGTTTCGCTAACGCGGCAGAGGTTTTTTCCGAGTCCACCGCCGATAGCTGATCCGCTGCGCGCGTGGCGGTAAACGACAAGCTGGCCAACGTAGAGGGTAACGCGCGAGCACTTAACGTCACCTCATTAAACACCTGCGGCGTGCTGCTAAATACGGATGCTTGTGGTTGAGAGGATTGCGGAATTGATGCCAACGGCGCAAACGCAACAGGCGACGCCGCCGCATAATCGTCCGGCCCCGTGCCGCTATGGAATCTCGGCAACGCATCCACGTGCAACGAATCTGGCGCTGCGAGCTGCGCTACCTGCCCGCGCGTAAGCGAGCCTGATTGATAAGCAGGAACGTCGATACTTTTCTTGCCGCTCGCAATCTGCTGCACCATTGCGCGCGCAACCGATACCGGCACCAACTCCCGCATCTGCTCCTGCGTAAGCACGCTTTCCGATTTGAGGATAATGGCCGCGCGCTCGTGCGGTTTAATTGCAGCACTGTACGGCCCTGTGCCGGTGTGGAAACGCGGAACATGCGTCAACGCGGTGAGCTTGTCTCCTGGCCCATATCCCCCGTGCATAATCCCAGATGCCGCTAACGCTGCAAAATTTTCAAACCCAGACAAGGACACATCAGCCGCCAGCGACGCATTGCCTACTGCGCCAGCAGCGCCACCGCCGCCGCTGTTAGAAAATAGATTAAACAGCCCGCCGATAATCCCGCCACCAGCGCCGCCGCCCCCTGCACCTGCTGCGCTGGACGATCCTGCGGATGATGCAAGCGCCAGCAATGCGCTAGTCGCATCCGCCGCTGCCGACGCCAGCGCGCGCAACGCGATTTGCGTCACCGTTTGGGTGGCGATGCCGCCGAGTGTTTTGACCGCATCGCCCGCGATGGGCGCCACAGTTCCCAAACCAGACGCCGCTTCGTTCGCGGCCTGCCCTGCGGCGGTGAACGATGTAAAGAGTGCGTCCGACGCCTGCGCCGCTTTGGCGAAATCGATACCGCCAGACGGCGCAGTGGTAAGCAGTGATGTCGCCGCCTCGCCTGTCGGTATCGCCCCTTTAAACGACTTGCTGAAATCTAATTGCCCAAGTGCGCCTAACGCACCAGCAATCGCGTTTTCAGGCGTGGTCGTGCCCTTGTTTCCGCCAAATCCACTAACCACAAATTGCGCTAGTTGCTTAGCTAAACCGCCCTCGCCTTTAAGACCAATCGCATTCGCGAGACTGTTCGCGATCTCACGCGACGCAATCTTGTTGAGTTCGTTCCCAACGGATGTGGCGAACGCCTTGAACGCGTTGCCCAACGATTTAATGATGCCTTCGCCACGTTGCAGGCTTGCGTAGAATTCATCCAGCCCTGACGTAACGCCTTCGGAAAAGATGCTCCCGAATTTTTCCGCCAGTACATCCGCCTCTGCGCTGAGTTTCTGCAACGCCACGGCCATTTCATCGACCTGTAGCTGCATTTTCGCGCGCACCGATGGATCGCTTACCGCATCGACCACGCGTTGAAACGCCGCGAGCTGTTCCTGATACTGTGTGACCGCCTGCTTGCGCACCTCCGATGTGCGCATCATCGCGTCAAGTTCGCTTATCGCCCCGGTCTTGAGCGTGTTTTGGATGCGCTGTTCGTCGATGTTTTGACGCGTGGTGATATCCGAGTATTTTTCTTTTAAGTCGTTAAAATCTGCTTGCGCTACGCTTGCGTTTTTTATGCCATTCAAAAGGCGAATGGTATCTGTGTCGCCCTTCAATTCTGCTTGTGTTCGCAGCGGACGTTGTTGCTTTTCCAAGTCAATCGCTACCGCTGCGCCAGACCGTCCTTGCAATCGCAAAAGCTGCGACTGCAAATCTGCAACGCTATCTTTATAGTCCCGTGCCGCTTTCGCAGAGTTTTCCCATATCTGCGTTTCCTTCAACTGCAAATCACTTGCAGAATCCGCCAGCTTCGCACGCAGTTGTTCCAGCTTGTTTAGTTCGTTGTAATACTCTGCGGAATTAGGCGCAGCTTTCTTGAAGGACGCCTCTTGGCGTTTAATTTCCTCGGATAGGAAATCCTGTTCCGCTTTCGTTTGCCTGCGCGCAATGTCTAGCTTTTGCGTCCAGTAGGATTGTTCCTCGATCAAACCGTTGCCGTGATACAAATCGAGCAACGATTCTTCCTGCGTGATCGATGTTTTTATCAGCTCGTAACGGCGCTTGCTCTGATCCTCAATTAATTTTTCAAGAGCCTTTGCCGCTGCCTCCGCTGCTGCTTTCTGCTGCGCTAGGTCTACACCACGCGGCGCTTGTGTTTTTGGTTCCTCTTTTTCTGCGCGTGGTTCATTCGGCGGTATGAGATTCGGAATTAAAGTGGACAGCGCTTCCTCGCGAGCAAATAAACTCTCGCGCTCTTTTTCCAAATCCGCAATACGCTTTGCATTCGCTGTGGCATTTAGTGTGCGCTTCCCGGTAGCGCGAAACGTGGCTGCGCCGCCGCCAGTGCTGCCGAAATCAGCAGGACTCGCAGATAGCGTTTCTATCTCTTTATTTATTTCCCTGATGCGCGTCGCGGTTTGTTCCAACGCGCTATTAGGATCGGCGCTTATGGCGTCTTTAGCCGATTTTGGCAACGCCAATAAAAGTGGATTCAGAACCACCAGACTTGCGTTCGCACGGATCAACGCAAAAAGATTGCTGAGCTTTTGGAATAGCGTGTCACTCGCGCTGGCGATTATGGTGAACTGCTCAGCCGCGCGGACAAACGACGTGATGAGGGACTCCAACACGCTGCCGGTTGTTTTACCAAACGCCTCCCAAAACTTGGTGGACTCTTTAAACTCCACCATCTTATCTACAATGCTTTGTAGCGAAGGCAATAAGCCAGCGGTAAACGCACGTGCGGAATTGTCGGTGAGCGCTTTTAGATCAACCAACGTGTCGTTGAACTGATCCGCCCTCGACATGAAATCCGAACTGATCGTGATGCCTAAGCGCTCGAATCGCTTGCGCGCCTCCTCGATCCCTTCAACCACAGGGATTAGTTTGTCACCACCTTTGCCAAATGCTGCCGTGGCAAGCGATGCCTTGTTTGCGCCGTCCTCGTAACCTCTAAATTTCTTGCCTATTTCCTCAAGCAACTGCCCTGTGCCCTTCAACGAGCCGTCGGCATTCAGCGCTGATAGACCCATCGCTTGCAACGCCCCGGCCATCTCGCCCTGCCCGCGCGCTGCTTCCTCGGTGCGCTTGCTAAGTTTGCTTGTTACATCGCTGATTGATTCGAGTGAGCCGCCGCCTTTTTGTGCCGCTGCTTCCAACGCCAACAGTTCATTGCCGCTGAGGCCGGTGCGTGTCGCCAAGTCTTTGAGTCTATCGCCAGCGTCGATAGAACTTTTCGCCATCTCGGTGAAAAAGTTTTTGATCTCATTGACGCCAAGCCCGATACCTATTGCAGAGCCGACTTTTAAAAACGCGCTCTTGATCCCTGCCGCAGTATTATTCGCATCGCTGATGGCCTTCTGAAACCCGGACTTGAGTTCAGCAGTATCGGTAGCGAGTTTGATTAATAGTGTGGCTAGTGGGGCGGCCATCTTGCGTTATCCTTTTTTAGGTTTCACGCGTGCGCCAAATTGCGCAAACAGTTTTTCCTTGTCCGACAATTCTTTTGGCTTGCGTCGATACGGCAGAAAATCATTGATGCTCCACTCGCCGCCAAACGCCGCCTTTTTCAGCCACGACCGAGAGACTTGCAACGTGGTCAAGCCAGCGCGCAAATCCGCGCGCTGCTCGTCCCACGGTTCTGCCCGCCACAACGCCAGCCACATGCCCAATTCGCTCGGTCGCATTTCGCGCAGCATGCGAGACGGTGAAGCGTAACCCAACCGCAACGCTAGTTGATAGATGGCGTAGACGGTTGGGCGGAGGACTTTTCCTCATTGGCTTTCCCATCATATCCATTCACTTCGAGCGCTGCGTTGATTAGCTTCACCATCTGCGTGCGTGAAAATTTCCGCATGGCCGGGATATCATCCTTGCCCCAGACTTGTGTGCCATCTGGCTTGCGCACACACTCCGCGAGCATGAATAACATCCCGTCCTCTTGATCGCGCAGCTCCTCTACACGCGCTGCGTATTCCAGCTCGTGCACAACATAGGTTCTGCCGCGAATCACGATTTCCTTCCATGCGGGTGCAAAAATTTCCGAATCCGTTACCTTCTCGGTGTTCACTTCCGTATTCATAAAATCCTCTTGTCAGAAATTACGGTGATTAAGCCTCGGTGATGTCGCCAGACGGCACGATGGTCAGCGTGGCTTTCACGTCGGAATCAACGTCGAAGTTCTGCGACCAGCCGGTGACCTCGCCCTGGAAGCGCCAAGTGCTGCCATCGGTGAATTCCAGTTCCCATTGCTGCTGCCGCAAGGCGGCAACGTTCTGGTTGAACGCGTTGCGAAGGCGGATGTGCACGCTGTCGGATGGAACGTAGAAAATTTCCAACGTCATTTCGCCCGAATCGCGCAACCCGCCTTTGAATTCGCGGCGCGTCGAATCAAGATCGGTCACATCTCGACGCGGGCGCGTTTCGTTCGGGCCGCCGATTTTCACGCGCTCGGTAATCAGCGCGCGATCGGTGGGGCTGCCCAAATCCTCGATGTAAAGTTTTGTTCCTTGGGTGTCCAGTGCGTTAGTGCTCATGGTCTAAGTTCCTTTAAGTTAGCCGTGCTCGTTAAATGTTTTCTTGATGCCAGCAGCTAAGGTTGACCATGCGGCGATAACGCTTCGTGTCCGGTTCAAACTCATCCTCGCCGGGGTATTCGGCGATGACGGAACTGAAATGGGCGTGACGCGTGTTCGCTCGGTTTCGCACCAGCAAGGCTAACCTGCGCGCTGTTTCAAACGTCCGTGCCCAACAATCCACTTGCACCTGATAATTCACCAGCCCACTCGTAAACCCATCGAGGGAATTGCGCGGCTGGCCAATGATGATTCGATACGTGATGGCGGGAATCGCGCCCTGCTGCGGTATGGTTTCGGGGAATAAACGCGTGCCAACTACCGCGACAATGCTTGCGTCACCAAGCAAGTGCGCTACGAAATCATCATTGAAATCGTTCATAGCGCACCCGGATAACGTTTCTTTATTTCAGCGCGCACGGTATCGCCAAACGCAGCAAGTGCGGCCATCTTTTGCGCTTCGAATGCGGGGCGCATAAACGGGCGCGCACGAAACCGCGACGTTCCAAACTCCACCCACCACCAATAGCCGGGGCTGTAGCCGGGGTTACGAAAACGGATGCTGCTCTTACCGTTCAATCGAGCGCGAAAGCTGTTATACCCTCTGTCGTAACCCTTATTGCTAACACGCACCACCACAGTCGGCTCGTCCGCCTTTACCGGATAGCTAACGATATTCTGCTTGATGAGTGCTAATTGCTTTTTCGATACGCGTTGCGCTCGCGCAAGCCGCCTCTGCTCTGCCTTTTGGAATCGAAGCAACTGGCGATAACTCATCTTGCCAACTGCTTTTCTAAGCTGCTTGTTTTGCAACGCCTCAAGCCGCGCCTTGACCATGCCGGATGGATCGGACAACGGCGCGCGTGCCTTAGCATCATCCCTGATTAGTTTTGCGCCAGCCATCAAGCCACGGATAACGATGCCGCCCGTTTTCGCTTTCGCATCGAACTCCTCACGCACACGTTTTAAGGCGCGCTCGATTTCCTGCAAGCCTTCAATTTTCGTGGTGACATTAATGCGAGCGCCGAGGTCAGCCATCGTTCGCCCCTTCGGTGCAATACAGTTCCAAGAATTCCTGCTCCTCGCTAGGATCAATGATGTCAGCGATGTTGTATTTCTTGTCGCGGAATAACACGCGCATCGTGCGGTCAACGCCATCCATGTAACGAATCGTGATCATGGTTTGCGTGTCGCCCTGTATCTGATCGGCGGCCACAAATTCCTTGTTGCGCGCAACCCCCGGCTCCACAATCGCGTATAAATTCGCAACGTTTTCCCACGCCACATCGGGTTCACCGCTACCGTATTGCGGCGGGCTAACCGCTGCGATGCGTTGCAGCGTAACACGCTTGTTAAATTTGCCGAGGCGTAAGCGCTGCGCCATCTCAAAACAACCTCACCACGATTGAGTCCAGCAACGCATCGTGGAACGTGCGATCTAGCTTGCTGCTGATCGTTCCGGTGATGATGTCGGTGGGGTTCATGTGGTAATTGGCGAGCTGGATTTTCATCCACTGCTTAACCACTTCTGGCACGCCAGCGCGTAACGCCGCATCGTCCACAGGCGAACCCACTGGCGCATACCCCGCCACGTAACGCACACGCACCGCGTTGTAGTCGCTGCTGCGCACTAACGCAGGCCAGCTCTGCAAGTAAGCTGGCTTCACACGCGCGGGTGCACGCGCCGCATCGACTTGATAAAGCGATGCGTCAACCGTCTGCAACGTTCCATCGAGATCAACATATTTGATGGACTCCAACGACAGCAGATTAGGACGCGGCAGTTCCAACTCATAGCTGAAACAATCGGTCGAATACTCAAGCGTTTGCTGAATGAAAGCGCGGCGCGTGTAGTTTTCCGCGTATTCGCGGCATGTCGTAATTAGTGCGCCGATTAGCGCATCTTGATAACTGCCCAGCGAATCATCCAGGCGTAAATGCTCTTTTGCCTCTGCTAGGCTAAGCGGCTCGCACGCTGGCGGCGTTATCACGCGGACGGTCATAGCGGCATCCCACTGGCATTAGGTCACACATTACCGCCCTCCGCGCACTGCTAACCAAATTGCCGCCCGCAAATATTATAACGCAAAACCTAATCCCAACTAAGGCAATAATCCCCGCTTTTTTCGAAGCGCAATTTGGCCCCAAGGCCGCGCAGGTAATCCACCGCGCCCGTTTCTGGCAGCCCATACTTTTGCGCGCGTCCCGGTTTTTGCTCGACAAGCACGCATGGGTGATGACGAATCAATAATTGCTCGCCGCCGCGCAGCGCAAACAACTCATACCCTTCGCAATCGAGTTTGATGAAATCAATCGGGCCATCAAAATGCAAACTGTCCAATGTGCGCATGGGAATATCCCCGTCACCATCCACCCAACTATCGCCGCTACTCGTGTGCGATGTGTGAATTTTTACGCTCCCTGGCTTTTCGCCAAGCGCACACCCTATCAACTGATAAGGAAGCGCAACGTTTTTACGAAAACACAAGCGGTGCAACGCCACAGGCTCAAACGCCCACAACTCTTTGAAGCGCTCTACCAAGTGCATCGACCACAGCCCGCAATGCGCGCCCACATCTATCGCGCCGCGAAACTGTTTTACGTGTTTCATTGCCGCTTCAAATTTCGAGTACTGATAAGTCAATTTGCCATCGACGCGATGATTGACCTTACGCATCCATTCGATCAAATGCGTCTCGTGTGCCGGAAGGAACACGCCGCTGAACTCCTGTATTTGTTCCATGATGATCCTTACGTTTTCGCGTTCAACAACGCCATGAGTTGTACAAGCACGTTCCCCACTGTGATTTCAGACATGGCGCGCGCGCAATGATCACACGGCATGCGCGACCCGCACGCCACGCCTCCAGTGAAAATGTTATGGTGCATTTCGTATCCGGTTATGTCTGGTGAAATATATCCGCCGAAGATCACCACCGCTGGAATATTAAATGCTGCCGCGAGGTGATGCAGCGCCCCTTCCGTTAACACCGCAGCACGCGCCATCGACATTAGCGCCGCAGCCTGCCGAATACCCGCTGTTTGAATGAACTCTGCACGCGGCAATCTTCTCACATGCGAGGGGCCAATCTGCGTAACCTTAACGCCTGCTTTTTGCGCCTCGTGCGCAAACGCTATCCATCGTAACCATCCCCAGTCTTTGTTCGGCGACGCATTGATTTTAATGTTAGGCTCAATGATGATGCGGTTCGGGTATTTCCTCGCCCATCGTTTTTCTTGCTCAGTCAGGTGCACCTCACCGGGGCGAATGTCCCATTGCTTCCATGTCCATCTCTCAGACGTTTTCCCTGCGATGTAAGGGCGCGCACCGGGGCCGTTCACCAATACTTGGATATTAGATTGTGATCCGGGCCGCGCCATTATCGGGTTGTGCTCCCACAACTCGTTCCACCGCGCACGTCCGTTTATGTCGTGCACTTGCACGCGTTGTTGCCGCCTGTTCCACAGCACGCGCGCCTGCGCCGTAGCCATTATTTCGTCGCCGTATCCGATGTTAGCCTCCGGCGCGTTTCCAATGTTGCACCCATTCCCCACGCGGCCCGCGTATCAATTCGATCAACGAAAATCCCAACGCCTCCATCTCGTGATTGACATTCGTTATTTTGAAACCTCGCGTCTCAGGGTGCTTAGGACGAATGTTGCCCGTTGAGTTTATTGGCAGTCTGATCACCACGTAATTTGTGCGTTGAGCGTATTCGCGCAAAATGCTTTTCGCGTTATGCAGCTTATGCAAAATTGCCAGCATCAACACCATGTCATACTGCGGCAACACCCAATCCGGCGCTGGCGTTTCCAATTCACCATCGAAAAACACGCAAGGGGCCGCAACATTCTCGCGCGCAAACTTGATGAACGCAGCGTTATAGTCCTGCCCATGCACAAGCGTTGCGCCAGCGTTAGCGAACGCCTGCGCTATGAGTCCCTCGGCACAACCCAAATCCAGAACCGTTCGCCCGTTGGCGTAAGCTAACGCTGGCTCAAGTCCTTTGAGTTGTTCGCCAAGCGTGCGATCACCTAACTGCACGCCGGGAATGGCGAACCAGCCTTTAGGCCACTTGGATTTTTTATTTGCCACGCCGATTAGGTATATAAATTTTGTGGAACAGGACGGCACGCCAGCGCGAATTCGTGCCGCCATTCTTTCGCGCGATCACTTCGGTAATAGTCGGGGAAGCACGGCGTGCCTAACGTGTAATGGTAAACGTGCATGCCGGAGCGGTCTGGATACTCACCCACCAAATAATTCCATTCCATCGGCAACGCCTCGATGTCCTCATCCTTGCACCACTCGAATCGGTGCAGATGCTTTCCGGAACTGCAATCGATATATTCCGGCGTGAGTTTTTTGCACGCTTCGTGCTCGCAGTTAAACAGCATAAGGCTCGACCAATTCTTGCGCGGATAATCCGAATTGTTGTTGTTCAAATATTTACGCGTCGCCTTTGTGGCGTAGGAGTGCTGCACGCACGAAACGGCCCCTTTGGGAACGTGCTCCCACAATTGCGCGATGTCTGTCGTGCAGATCATATCGCCATCGGCGAAGATCGCATGGCCCGTATAGCGCATCAGATAAGGAACCAAAAACCGCGAGTAAGTAAACGTGTTGCTACCGTCGCGTTGCTGTATCCCGAAAAGCCCCGGTGTCAACGGCGTAAACGAAACAGGCACGCTAGACCGGCGCAACACTGAGTCGCAAAATGTGTGATACGCGCTCGCCTCGCGCGGATCATACCCAACAAACAGATTAATCACGCCTCCACCTCCCTGTCAGTAAATACCTGATTGTCACAAACCAAAATACAGGGTGCCACAAAAGCACCACAATCTCAGTTCCGCGATACCGCATATAGCAAGGCAACTTCATAGCTGCAAATCCCGCCAGCACCGACCGCTGTTAAACTCATCCACCGACCATTGATTGGCTACGAGTCCCGCCGCCCACTCCTCGCGATTATCTGGTCGCCACGGGCGTTCAATCTGCGACAGATCATCCAGCGCCAACGGCGAAGCGGCACAAGTGCCGGTTACGAATACGGGCACCCCGCTGATTAGCGCCTCGTTCGCCGCGCTACTCATGTGCGTTACAAGGGCGTGCGCATCTTTTAAGTCGTCGCGCAACGTGGCAGCGAGTTTCGCCTTATCGCGATGCCAGCGGCGAATCAACAACGGGCGATCCGTGTGCTTTTTTATCGCGGCCACCGTGTTGTCCAGCCAGTTTGCGCCGTATCCGCAAAGCCGCATAAACTCCCTGCTCTGCTCGCACACCACCACATGCCTGCCGGAGGAAACCCAAGGGCGCACCACCACGCCCAACGTATCCAGCTTTTTGTAGTTAGGTGGGCGAATAGTGGAAATTTGAAAGGCGTTTTTGGTGACCCGAAACTGTGCTTGCCGCCCTCGGTCAAAATACGCGTTGTCCGCATAATACCAATCGCGCCCCTCTGCCACTGCGCGTTGCCACAGCGCAAGCGTGTCATCCACCACGCCGTAAAACATCGCTGGCCCCGCGTTGAGACCATGGCGCGAATCCATGATCATGCCGCCAGCGCCGCGCGCGAACGCCTCGCAAATCATGTATGCCTTTGCCTTACCCGGTGATGGGTAACAAGTAACCGTTACCGTCATTTTGTCTCGCGCACCTCTACGTGAACATCGGTCAAAAACTCCCCAAGTAAACGCTGCCACCAATCAAGCGGTCGCAACGTGACGTGCGCATTCACGCCAGAGGGCAAGGTCTTTTTAGCCGCGCGGCAGCACACGGTAAAAAATGCCCATCGCGGTCGCAACGAATTCATCGCTTCAAGTGCAAGCCCCAACTCCTCGGTCGGAATGTGTTCCAAGACATCGGTGCATATCACGCCATCAACCTTCCCTGGCGCATCGTTAAAGCCTGCTGGCGGATCATAAAGAAAAACTTTTGCGCCATTCAACGCAGCGGCGAGTGATGGATTTAAATACTGCAACCCGTCACCGCAACCGTAATCGAGTACGCTTTTCGTTTCGAATCGTTGCGTCAACTCGTTGATTGCCGGGATGTGCTCAAGCAGCACGGTGCCGGGGAATTTTCCCGCCGCGTGCATTTGTCGATTGTCCTCAAAGTATCTCATGCCAGCCCCTCAAACATTACCTTGAACGGCAACCCGCTCGCGATTTCCTCGCACGTCCACTGCCCCCACGCCATTCGCTCTAGCGCGATGCTTCGAGTAATAGTCGGATCGCATAGTCGCTCGTGACGGCCTGCGATGACCTCCTCAAACGTCAACGCGGCGCTCTTGCAAATCCAATACGGCGCGCAGCACACGACCGGCACACCTTGCACCAGCGCGTGAACGCCCACGCTCGACGACCAAATCACCACAACGTTAGCGCCCTCCAAGTCCTCTTGCAGCGAACGCTTCGGTGCATTATTGCCGGGGTGCATTCGAATGCGTATGGGCACGCTCGTGCCTGCGCGTAATTGCATCGCCGCGCGTGTAGCCCAATCAGGATGCATCATGCGCTCAGGAACGCCGAAGCTGCGATTTGGACACAGCAAAATATATCCGTCCTGACTAAAACGCCATGGCTTGACCTCGATGTTCAACTGCGCGAATCGTGAAGGTTGATTTTCCGGCAGCACGATAACGTCATCGGAGTTGTGGTAACCGAATGAGATTGCATAGTAACTATCCGCCTTCGGCCCGTCTGGATATACATCGAATTTGGGCGACACCCCATTTTTTCCTATGTATCCATTTTCAGCCACGATCACCATTCCGCCAGCGCTCTCAACCCGTTTGGCCAGTGTGTGATGTTCGGCGTAGCGATTCCAAATCAGCAACAGCGTATTCGCATCGGGCGCTGGCGGCTGCCCGCGATGCACCTTGTGCCCTGCTGCGCGCAACCCGCTTTCAAACACGTCACGCCGATAATAAGGCTGCTCGCGCAATAATGAATACGCTTTCATGCGCGCACCGCTTCGAGCAACGGCACGCGCGGAAAACAATCCAATGCGGTGTCGATGGTTGCATTAAACACCTCAACTCCCATTCCCCTGAGTATCGGCGCGGCCCGTTTAAAATACATCAGCATTTGCGAGTATGGTGCGCTTGTCTTATCGGGATGATCACCGAAAAAATGTTTGCGTCCGTCTTTGCCCTGCTTGGCGTCGTAGCCCACCAAAACTATGCGTCGCGCGCCAGCAAGCACCGCTATATTCACCGCTTGGTAGCCGCTGTTTTGTCCAGTGCAAATCGCTTCCGGGTCAGTTGATATTCCCTCGTGTCCGGCGTTTTGCAGCATGTGCACCTCTGGATTGTCGATCAAATTCCCCGTATTATAAATCGTGCAACGCTCCGCTCGATGCGCGCAAAACGCCTCCTTGTGTTTATGCCATTCCCACCATTTCGTGTCAGCAAAATAAATTACATCTGCCGATGGCAGTATGCGGTAGGCATCATTTACGGCTATGACCCGCGCCGTTTTTTCGGTAGCGCAAGCGTTGACCTGTACGGCTTGCTCAGCGCTGAAACTTGGGCCGCTTGCTGCGCAGATAACAACGGCCCCGTCCCATGATCGCTCGACGCGGCTGAATCGGTTTGTTGGCCAGCCGACTCTTCTGGCAAAGACTTTTTTACTTCTGACGGCCCCGCCATCGGCATCTCCTGCGGTTGAACCGGGGGCGCTATCAACTCTGCAATTCTATGCGCGATGTAGTGCTGCGCGTGTTCGCGCGAACACCAAAACACCTGCCGAGGGCGCAGCGCACCGTCCATCGTTTCCGCGCGCACCAATGCGCGCATTTGCACTCGTTCATTTATATCCATTTCGTAACGTCCTTTTCACGCTTAAAAATGACGGGCGACTACGGGGAGAAGATAGCCGCCCGCCGAAAACGCACCGCGTGGGGAGGAGGATTCACGCGGTGCGAACCGCAGCTTTAAGTCATTTTATCCGGCGTGGCTCACATCACCGTAAACCAATGCCGCTGCACGGTAAACCGTCAGCGCAAGCCGTTCCTCAGCGAGGATCGCGACCATGTTACGAATAAAATGATCGTTCACGTTTTCGCTGATTCGCACCGTGGCATCCTCGCGATCCCAAATCTGCGCGGCCAAATTGAACGCGCCGGTCAGGAACTTGCCCTGCGTCATGCTTTGCGTGGCAACCACTGGCTTCGCCCAAATGCGAGCATCCACCATGTTCTGCGGATCGGCGAACAGATAGCGCCCCGTCGTATCCTTCGCCAGGATAATGTTCATCCAGTCGGTAGGATGCAGCACGATTGCGCTCGCCTCGTAATTCGACAACGAGACTTGCGTGAGTGCTTTCAGCAAGCAATCGATAGCTGTCAAGTTGGTAGACCCCGCATTAAACGCCGTGGCCTGATTCACCAAACCGTTAAGCGTGCCCGCTGCGCCGGTGCCGTTCAGCAGCTCATCTTCCTCCTCAAGTTTCAGCCCGTAAATAAGGCGCGAGCTGATGTGCCCTTGGAGCATCGATGCATCCGCCAGCACTTGCCGCGACGCTGGAATCCAATGCGCCACGGTAATGACGGGAGAATTGGCCAGCGTAAACGTCATGCTCGCTTCCGCCTTCAATTGCCCTTCCGTCTCTGCCGGGGAACTACCGCTGCCTTGCGGTGCGGCCGCGCTGGTGAACGATGCCTCGCTTGCGAACTCGATCAAGTTGCTGGTCGTGGTCGCCTGCGGAATAAGATCACGGATGGTTAGCCGCTGCTGCGCGGGCACGATGATGCCGCCCACGCGTTGCGAATCCACCAGCACGTTTTCCGAAATGCTCTGCGTAGTGTTCAACACGGCTGCCTTGTGGAAGCTGCCCACCGTGACCGGATGCATCGACCGCGCACCCATGCCCATTGCCTGCGTCGCCTTGTATTCTTCCGACTCGGCGACGATTTGCGCGATGGATTTGCGCGATTGATCGTCCTTTTGCGGCGCATTGCGCGCGGCAAGTTTCTGCTCGACTTCGGTCAAACGATCAGTTGCCGCTTTGAGCGCGAGTTGCAGTTTGTTGCCTTCCTCGCCCATCTGCTTCAACTTTTCGTTTTGCTCGCCGTGAATCGTGCCGTATTCCTTAGCAGTTTTCATGGCTTCCGATGCCGTCTCAACCGCCTTCTCGCAATGCTCTTTGAGCGTTGCCATGGCGTCCTTCACGGCCTGCTGTAGCGCCTTCATTTCACTTGCATTGGTTTCCATCGTATTTCCTTTGTAAGAGGTAAAAGTTAAAACTACTTGCTGGTGATTGCCATGCACAAGCTGAGCAAGTCCGCGTCCACCGTCACGTCGTTGTCTGCCTCACCATCAGCGTCTCGCTGACCGGGAAGGTCTCTGTAGGATTTGGCCAAAATTTTGGCCTGTTCCTTGCTGAAGCCTCCTACCTCTCGCAGGAATGCTTCGTACTCGCGTACATTAGTGATCTGTTCCTGTTGCTTCACTCCGGCGACTTGTGCCAAGGGGTTCATCCCGAATGTCACAAGCGAAATTTCCCACAGCTTAAGCGCTTTCAGCATGCGTACGCCGCTGCTTGCAATCGTGTAGTCGAGCACGTCATAACCGATGCTCATGCCGCGCACTGTGTTTGCTTTCATGTGCGCCTGCGCGCGCCTCGCGTTCGGGTCTTCTAGCACGAGACGGCCCTTGAACTTAAGGCCAATATCATCCTGCGTGACCTCCGCTGCCGCAATCGGGGTGTCGGTGCGATGCTGCCACAGCACGACGACTTGCCCTTCTTTGTTCTTTTCGATTTCCTTGAACGCACCGCGCTCGATTACATCACCGCCGTGGTCTACGTTTCCGAATATCGCAGCGTAACCGTCAAAGGTGCCGCTTTCGTCTAGCGCTTTTATCTCAAGCGGAAAGTTTCTCTGTTCCATTGTAATCACCTTTTCTCAAGACGTTAAAAGAATGACGCGCAGATGCTGCGCTTTTCGCAGCGCAAGTAACTGTTGCGGCGACTGTCTCACATCGCCAATTGCGTCGAAGCCGTCCGTTCCGTGTTCCTTCGCTACAATTTTACCGCTGATGGTTTCCGGCTCCGGCTGCTGCACCTCACGCACCGGTTTCCTTCGCCATGTTCCTTCTATTCTAACGTGCGCCGCCGTGCCGCTAATGATTGCAGCAAGCACACCGTTCGCGACTGCGTTTGCAGGCGTCGCGTGAATCGTTTCAGTCCCTGCAATCGATGCCGTGACGCCGTTAGCTGTAGCGTTTGCAGGCGTTGCTACAATGTGCGCTAGCGAGTTGACGGTTGCGTAAACGCCATCTGCTGTTGCATTAGCAGTCGACGCAGATATGATGCGTTCAACCGCAGACGTTACGCCGTCCGCGATTGCTGCGGCAACTGACGCTGCAATAACTTGAGCTATCGCTGCCGTTGTGCCGTCTGCTGTAGCGTTGCCCGGTGCGCATGCTATGCGTACATGCACTGCGCAGGTTACGCCGTCAGCCGTCGCGTCACCTACTGTTGCAGGCACTATTCGAACAATAGACGCAAGCACGCCGTCTGCCGTCGCTGTGCTCGGCGTTGTTGGTATGCTTTCTACAATCGACGCCGTGATGCCGTTTGCGGCTGCGTCGCCCGGCGTTGCGTCTATTGCAAAAGAGTTGTCGATTGTCGCCGTGACGCCATCTGCGACCGCGTTGCCCGGCGATGCAGGCGTATAGCCCTCTGCGTCGATTGTCGCCGTGACGCCATCCGCGACGGCATTGGCAACCGCCGCGTAGATGTGCGCCTCTGCATCGAGCGTCGCTGTGATACCGTTCGCCGTAGCGTTCGCAGGCGTTGCAGCGATCAATCGCGTTACTGACGCGAGTGCACCATCTGCGTCTGCATTCGCAGGCGTTGCTATAAGCGTGAGCGTTAGTGTCGCAAGCGCGCCCTCAGCCACCGCGTTCGCCGGTGTAGCAGATATTGTTTTTACAATCGCTGCAAGCGTGCCATCTGCTGTCGCATTCGCAGGAGTCGAGCCGATACTTTCGACAATCGCCGCAAGTGCGCCATCTGCCACGGCGTTTGCGGGTGTGGCGCTAATCAACGACGGGAGCGTTGCTCTGATGCCATCTGCTACTGCGTCAGCAGGCCCGGCGTAAATGTGCGTTTCTGCATTGATGCTCGCACCGACACCGTTTGCCGTTGCGTTGCCCGGTGTCGCTGCTATCGTTTCCAGCACTGACGCGAGCACGCCGTCGGCGCTCGCGTTTGCAGGCGTCGCTGAAACGGTCTTGATTAGCGTCGCAAGCGTGCCGTCTGCCGCTGCGTTCGCAGGCGTGCATGATACGGTAACATCGACGCTGACAACAGCCGTTACGCCGTCTGCTGCTGCGTTACCCGGCGTTGCTGGTATCGTCGAAATTAGCGACGCTGATGTGCCGTCTGCTGTCGCGTTTCCGGGCGTTGCTGCAATCGTTTTTATTAAAGCGGCAAGTACGCCATCTGCGACCGCATTTCCGGGCGTTGCTGCAATAGTCTTTATTACAGCGGCAAGTATCCCATCTGCAACTGCGTTGCCCGGAGTAGCTGAAATCGTTTTTACAACTGCCGCGAGCACACCGTCTGCAAAAGAATTTGCGGGCGTGCACAATACTGTGACATTAATCCCTGCTGAAACGCCGTTTGCTACTGCATTTCCCGGCGTTGCGCTGATGACGGTTGCACCGCTCGAAAGCGCGGCAAAATTTCTGCTTACATCGACATTTGAACTTAACGGAAATCCGCGCTTATCTTGGGGCGCAAATATCAGCGGCTCGCGCTGCTCTATATGTTGTTCGAATAGCGCTTTATTCCTCGGCGTATCTGTGTCATTGATAGGCCGACTGTGCTGCGTGAGCGTTACGCTTACGTCATTACTAAATGGACGTGCACGCGTGACAACGCCTGCCGGTAACGGTTGCCACGCCCAAGTCACAGATCCAAATCCTTATTCGCGCGCAGTCTTTGCACTAGACCACTTCATAAATGCAATGGCCTGATGTAGCGCCCGTCGTGCCACCTGTAAACGCGGACAAGCTAACCTCGCCAAGCGAAGCGGTATTGCCGACTGTCGAAATTTCTTCGCCAAATCGCGCTTGCCATTTCGTCACTCCGCCATACGCATTGAACGACAGACCGAGTAGGTGCAACGTCGACGAGCGTTGCGGCTTCGTGGTCGCCGCATGCCCGGTGACTGCCGTCGTGCCCGGTGCCGTGCCTGTTGCTTCTAGCAGTGCGTTACGCGTCGTGCTCGATCCCGGCGTGACGGCAATCGTAGAATCACGCGCCAGCACCATAATCGTCGGGCTCGATGTCGATGCCGCTTCGCCTCCGATGTAGACCTCGCTGATTCGAAGCTGTTGTGTTGATCCTCCGCCTTGCAGAAAAAAGCAGTAAGTGCTGTCTACCAAATTAGTAGTATCAGCGGTCGCGGTCGGAGTGATCGATTTCCAAGTCAAGCTGTAGCGTGCGCCCATGATTAGTCCTCTTTATCAAATTGTGATCGATTGTCGAATACGTTCCAGTTCTTCGTCTACGCGCTGCGCCCACGTCTTGCATCGCATTCTCAGCGCACGTTCAATGCCGCATGCGTCGCATATGTAGTGATCGCACCCTCGGCAGTAGGCACGCTCGCGCTGTCTGTTAGGATTTAGTATGACAACAGCGTTGCAATGCGAGCAAGTGTAGGTCGGTGCTTCAAATACACCACGTCCGCTCCCCGGAGGTAGTCCTTGCCGCACCATCATTTCGTCAGGAATGCCGGGGCCGTTGCGATTGTCCAACAGCAAATAACCCTCATTACTACGCTTTGATTTCATACGCACACCTGCCCCATGATAGGAATGAATCGCGAAACTCCTGCTTGTGGAGCAAACGAATAAAAACCACGACGCGGAGACATTACACCGGCATACGGGTCGATATACAACCTTGCCGCTTCTTCCGCGCTAATGACGCGATCCCAAGTCCTGCTTTCTAGCATGACAAAACCCGCTGATACGCATTCGCCGTTGTTCGTGTAGCCGTAATACACGCGACCATTAAACGAATATGCTCGCGCAATGTCAGTGGTTGTTGCTTCTAAAACGCCGTTTAAATAAATGTTGACCGTTACCCCATCGTAAGTCACAACAAAACTTTCCGCTCGCGATGCTGCCGTAAGCGTCTTGCTGGTTGTTAGAACACTTGCAACGCTTTCTGCAAGGAGTTCAACGGTTCCGCTGCCATTGATTCTAATTTCGATTCCATTTCCGATGCCACCATAAACAGCCTGCGTAAACGTCAGAAACCCTATAACAAATCGCGCTTGAATCGACCACGGATAACTAGCACTTGGATCGGCGGAAATTCCGCCGCCTCCGATTTCGATTCGCGACAGTGATCCACTTCCGTCGAACTTTACGCCAGGCCCGCCCGGTGACATGCTCCATGTGTTACCGCCCGATAGCACAGGGTCAATGCCACGTATCGAACCTTTCGATGTCGCCCCGCCACCTTCATTAAACAGATTCATCAATCGCAATTTTGCGTTGATCGGGTCTGCGTAGTTTACCTGCGCCCCGAACGGCGGTTTAACCCGCCACGACGAATTGCGAAACGCGTGCATGTTACGTCACCGTGTAGCTTATGCCGGTCGCTTTCCACACATGGTTACCGGCTGTTGTGTTGCTGTTGACGCCGGTATTGTGGGTCACGAAAAGAACAAATTTCGGAGGGACAGTTCCTCCAAACAATTGCGCAACTGAAAACGTGCAGTTATAAACGCGATTCGATGTCGTTGTGTCTACCTGCATAATCGCAGCGAGCTTTGCAAATGAAGCGAGCACGCCTGCGCTCGTTGCTGTTTCCGCGCTGCTTGTGCCGTCAAATACGTCGGGATAATTTGGCGTGTCATCCAGCGCCGCAATAACGTAAACGAGCACCTGCGTATTTACTGTCGGTGTTGTGCCGCACGTCCACGTGCCGTTTATTAGAATGTCGTCGTCTTTGTTTGATGTGTTATCGATGACGTTCGACTCTACGCCCGCAACGAATGTTGAAGACGATGCCACATTTTCCGGCGCAATCGTGATGGTCGACGATGCCCTATACGAAATATTTACTACAGCCATAGCGAGTCCCTAAGAGTTGCGAGCGTCCATCACGTCGTATGCGCTAATCGCGCCTTCATACCCCATAACGTCAGCAGTAACTGCTCCCGTTGTTGCTGGCCCCGTTGTCAATATTTTCTCAATCAATCGCGCATCACGCGTGCAAGCGCTCAAAACATTTGTGCCGCTGACGCCGCCGGGATTCACCATAGCGCCATTCACTCCCGCCGGGATTAGAATAACTGCATCACGCAATCCTGCGCGCATGTTTGCTTTTGCTGCGTTCACCTCTGTTTTGCCGATGAGCATGTTTTGCAAGTTCATCTGCTTTGTCTGAATATTCAATACTCGATTGCCATAGGTCGTCGAGTTATCAGGGGTGTCAACAGGAGTGTAGATACTCCAATTTATCGCATCGAAAATATCGTCGACCGGCGCTTTCGTGTTCCACACCTTAAACAACGGCACAGCAATTAGGTTGAGTTGTTGCGCCGCCATATCGTATGCACCGTCCATAGTGTTCGGGTACGCATTCAAGACAGGCGTACTAATGATTGCGTTTTTCAGCGCCATTTTTTGTGTTAGCGTCAATGCCATATTTCACCTCGATTGTTAGTTAACCGACCGTACTGAAAAGCCGATTGATCGATCTGTTCCCGCAAGTTTCTTTACTCCGATTTCCCACCCATCGCCGACTACAAGCGCGGGTGTCACAAAGCCTGCCATAGCTTGCGCCCCGCTCACGAACCAGCGCTGGATAGTGCGTGCAGTAGAACCGTTTATTTTTTCATACGCCGTGATCTGATACTGGTCGCCTGCTGCCATATTTGTCAGGTCGATGAATGCCTGCATCACGGCGTCGGCTGTTTGATACGTTGCGCTAGTTGACTTTGATGCTAAAAAATATTCAGTTGCACCGATGGTCGCCGAGCCGTCTGAAAAAGTTATAGCCATGTCTCGTTAGCCTCCAATGCCTATCGCGACTGCGTTGTAACCCGTGTCCGGCGCATTGTTCGTTCTGCCGCGCACATAGATATTTGTCCCTCCTAGCACCGGGCAATACGCGGAACACATCAGCATTTGCGTCTGCCCTAGCAGGCCGCACGTTTCGCCTGTTGTTCCTGCGTGCATCATTTTTAAAATCGTTTGCTTGTTGCTCGCGTCGCCGTAGGCTAACTCGATGAAGGTGTATTCTGCCGTGATCGTTCCGTTGTCGATTTGGTATCCTAGCTGCCACCACCAAAGATTATTTGTAGTCGTGCCAAGACTAGCCCATGCGCCGTCTGCTGCATTGCCAGGAGTGAAACTCACGCCGCTCGAATTCGTAATTGTGCCTATCGTCTCTGAAAATTGCCCGACAGGAACGACTTCAGGTCGCGACGGGTATCCGAAAAATCGGCACATCACGAAGACTGTTCCAGCTGAAGCATTCGCTCCTTGAATACGAACTGCAACGCTACTGCCTGCGGCAATGAAAATCGGGAACAACCACTCCCGCACGCCTGCTGCCGCCGTCACCGCGGGCGCTTCCCCCATCACAAGATTCGAGAAAAACGCCGTGTAGCTTGTGCCTCCAGCAGGGTCGATTCCGAAATCCAGTATCTGCGATTTCTGCGAACCGGATGTCGCGCCCCCATGCACTTGCAGGTGCACCCAGTAAATGTCGTTCGCAATATTTGAGCTAGATGCTACTTGCGTCCACGCTCCTTCGACGTTACTCGCACCGGGCGTCACTGACGTGCCCGGTGTCGCCGAGGGATTTGTGCCCCAATTGTCATAGGTAAAACTAAACGCACTGAGTCCCGGTACGAGTAACACTACCGCGCGCTCCTATGATTGCGTGATTGTGAACAAGTCTGTTCCTGCGCCGCCCCAGTCAATCGTGATCGCGCCAGCCTGCAACGACAACGTGCCCGCCGCCGACAGCTCAACGAAACCAAGCGCGCGCTTGTTCGCGTCGGTGTCGTTGTAGATGATTCCGTATGCGCCGTTGGTAAATCCGCTCGCGTCGATAGTCATGCTGATGTCCGTCGCGCGCAGCGTCGCCACGTTACTCACCAGCGTCCACGTTACGCTCGCCAACGTTTTCGGCCCCGTGTATTGCGTGCCTCCGGTGCTCACCTGATTCGTCGCGAAATTCGTGGTGCCTGTGCCGCCCCAATGCGGGGCAGCAGTCGATAGCGATGGCACCGTGGCCGTGGTGACGATGCCTAGCTTCAACGTGTCGCTCGACAAGTTGTGAATTTTGTTTCCAAGATCGAGCAGACCTTGCGCAAACCATTTCATGGTGCCTGTAGCCATTGCGTTTACTCCTGTATGTAATTAAAAATTCAAGCGTGCCTAATTTCCGCAGAAATGATTCGAACGAGGTTGCCTTTTTTGACAGACACAGTTTCCATCACCACATCAGCAGCATCAGGTGCTTGCGCCACGCTCATGTTTTTGCAGGCCAACAACCCGTCGCTGCGCACGATGCGCGCCGAAGTCAACACCCCGTCCGCTTCCGCTGCGCTAATTTTGGGGAACCCCGCAAATACGAGCAAACCGCCAAGCACCACCCCGCTCACATCGTCTAGCCTGTGCCGCGACACCACGCCTATGTCGCTCAGCAATTCGAGCGTGCCACCGTTCAATTGGTCGCGTGTCGCCACTAGCCGCGCGTCCTTGATGGGCAACGTGTATTCCACTTACGTGGTCTCCATCTTTTTCCGCAACACCACGCGCGTGCCTTTCGCTACACCGTTTTCGTCCTCATACACTTCGCGGTCAGCGGTCATCAACTCGCGCGTTTCGTTCATATTCTTTTCGATATTCACCACCACGTTTTTCAACTGCGACACTATCGCAGTGGTGTTGTTTGCGGCTTGATCGGAGGTCTTTTTCAAACCGAGCGCCACCAGCTTCATCGAGTTTGTGAGCGCTGCGGTGTTTTCTTTCATCGCCTCGGTAAGCTCATCGAGGCCGGTGAACTCAATACGCTGCGCAAGTTCCTGCTTCATCGTCTCAGGCATCACTAAGTTAAAGTGCTGCGTTGAAGGCGCAACGGGCACGTCATGCGATTTGATGGGTTCTGGTTTCGGCACGTCTGTCGGTTCAGGCATCTCGCCTAGTTTGTCGATGGTCGTCATGTTGACTTGCACGGTGTAATCATCCATGCCTTCTGCGTCGCTACGGTTAAGGTTTTCTTTCGCGCGCACTTCGTTTCGGCTGATCCACCCGTTTTGCAATCCCTGCGAGTAAAACGCCGCGCGCCCCGCGCTGTCGGCACGCAACAGCCCCTCGTAATTAAATCGCAGGTATAAACTGTCGCGATCCGTAGCGGGCAATAGCCAGCGCTTTAACGCGGCTTCAATGCGCGTGAAATAAGGCATCAGCGTGAATGTCACAAACTCTTGCGACATATGTTCGATGTTGCTGTTGTGAACTATCACGCCATCAGCGACGAAGTTATGCGTATTTTCAACTTCAATATCGTAAACAGGCTCAATCGGTTCATGCTCAATTGAATTTATCCTGCTTAGTTCTACCCCGTTTCCTTCAAAGTCCCTGCCTCCGAATCGAGGATACTTGCGCGCCTTCCTGTAAAACGGTTTTGCCGACAGTAATCGCTCCATGTATCTAGGATCATTACTTCCAATTCGCACATTAGCTCCAGCGTCAGAGCAAGTGAAACTCCACTGAGAAACGCGCGCTTGCTTGCCATTTGGCAATGTCGTAACGCCGATCTGTTGGCGCAGATTTGTTACGGGTATTCCACACCCTATAACTAGATGCCTGACTTGAGAAAGCAGATTTTCGTTAACAGATGAAAATGATATGCGTCCAAGTTTGTCTACGCTTCCATCTGCATCCAAATAGCCCCGCAAGAAAGCCAGGCGACGATCTTCGTCAAGAGTGAAAACCCATTGCGGTATGGTTTTTGTTTTCGCCGTTCCACAAAAACCTAATCGTTGTAATTCTCTTGCCGCAATAACTGACTTGAATCTTGTTTGTCGCCCGCCCTCTGTTAAGACCACCGGCTTGAGTGCAACTAATGTTTGATCTCCCCGTCCATTGCCTCCGTCGTAACTCCTGAATTCACTAACCATAACAGCACGATAGTGATCCATGTATTCTGCGGTTTCACTTCTAGCAATCTGAACGCTGCCAGTGTCTGGAAATACATTCCCATCACCAATTAAAAGTCCGCAAAACTCCATGAACCCAATACTTGCTTGGCGTGTAGGAGTTTGTTTCAAACCTTCAACTGGTAGGCGTCCAGCAGTGACGATGGTATCGCCGATCCGTAACTCTCCAGCAGCAACATACTCTGTGCGCCATTCGATTTTCGGACTACGCTTCCCATTCCGCACTGCTGAATATTTGCGCCTAACCATCACTCTATGTCTGGCATTTGCGCGCAGCGTCCTGTTAGTCGTTCGTATGTTCAATATTTCATCTTCACCTGAACATATCGCATTGCTGACCTTTGCCTTTACCCATGATCCGTTATCGCGAGACCACACGATATCGCCAGCTTTAATGGTCTCAACGGGAAGTGGCCCACGATCTGTTAAAACCTCAGTTCCCGCCGGCAAGCAAAACGTAGCCCTCTCAAGGTCGGCCACCATGTGTGGCGGTATACGGTAGAAACGGCATATCTCGCGGATACTGTGCACGCGGGACACTAGGAACTGCATGTCCTCGAGCGGCATCGCCTTGAACGGTTCCGGCTTCATGCCGCCTTCCATCAGCGCCCACTTGTGCGCGTTGCCAAGACCGCCGAGCAACTGCTGCAAATTATCTCGGGCAATTAAACGTTGATCCTGATTTAAAAACTTTTCAATGGTGACGGTGCCAGCGGGCACGCCGCCCTCGGCAAAGAATTTCGCGCCGAAGTCCTCTTGCGCTTTTGCCGCGCCCAGTGCGTCGCGCGCCGCGCCTAGCGGTGAAAGCCCCTTTAGCCCATCGCGGCCAAAACCTTTGATGTGCCATATCTTCTCGCGTGGAAGCGTTTCCCATTTTCCGCGATCATTTACGGCGAACTCGACCAGCCCCGTCGCTTTGTTTAGCGCAGGCTTAACTTCGGTGGACTCCAGCGGAGTGAGCGTAATAGGCTCGCCACTCTGATTGTTTTCGCGGTAACTGTAAGCGTTGCCGTCGGCGCAAAGCCAGAAAAGTTGTTGTTCGAAAAACTCCACACTCGTCATGTTCGAGTTTGGCGCGGAGGAAATGATGTTGTGCAACGGGTGATCGGTGGCTTTCCGTAGCACACCATTACCCATGTCACGATAGAGAGCGCGCGGCAGCGCCGCAATCGTCTCGCTCAAAATGCGCACGCATCCCCACCACGCGCTGAGCTTTTGCGCGATTTCGATGTTGACGGTGATGCCCGCTGCGCTGCTGCTGTCGGACAGCGCTCTGCCTAGCGCCACGTCCGCTAGACTGTAGGATTCGCCAGGGTAGGCTTTAAGGCCAGCTAGTCGTAATAAGGCTTTTTGGATTACGTTCATTAAGCGCCCTCGACGGTGAGGATATGACCTCCGCGCGAACCACTATGCGTCCTCACTGCCGGGCACTAAACTCCGTATACCATACAAGTATGCCACAAAATTCAAGCAGTCACTAAACCGCCCGAAAGCCAGCCGTTGATGCCGTTATCATCCTCAGTTTGCATGCGACTCATAGCCATAATCAGAGCCACCGCACCGTCAATCTTTTGTTCTGGCTTTTCCTTCATCGGTGAAAACAGTCCTTTGCGCGCCGGTCTCACCGCCGTATTAGCAATCATCCATGTAAACATCTCGTTATTATCGTGGTGCAGGCGCGAATCCTTGACCATCGTCAGCACTTCGTCCATCGGCACTGCGAAATTTTGCGGCCTTTGCAAAAATTCCACCATTGTCACACCTTGATCTGCGAGCATTTGTGCAAAGTGTGTGGCATTCCACGGATCGTAAATAATTTCTCGCGGATTATATTTTCTGACATCCGCAAGAATGTCATCAATGATTACCTGATAATCTATCGTTGCTCCGTGCGTCAAAGTGAGCAGCCCGCGCCTAGCCCATTTTGCATACGCGCCGGCGTTC